TGATCCCGCTGTGCTCGGCACACGTCGCGACACACTTCGTCTCGCCGGCCATTTTACGATCCCCTAAACAGTTTCCTTCGCCGCCACCGGATGTGCCGCCGATTACCTGTCCTGAATCAAGCGGGCGTAATCGACCAGCAACGTCTCGGCGTTGGCATCGCCGGCCTTGACGCCGAGCAGAATGTGCATCTCGGCAAGTCCGGCCAGGGTGATCGACAGTGATGCGCCCAGGACGCCGTTCACATAGAATTTCACCGTCCCGGTAGTCCCGGCACCCGGATCGAATACTATCCGAAGCGTATGCCAGGCCCCGCTCGTGAACGCCCCGGCACTTGTGTCGGACGCCGGCGTGGCGGCGTTCGACGTCCGGGCCTGCCATACGGTCCCGCCGTCCACCTTGAAGAATACCGCCCCGTCAAAGCTGGCCATCGGCCCGGCCCCGTCGTCCAGAAGGGAATCGGCAGCCACCGTATCCGAAAGGCCGATGATGATATTCGCGTCGTTGACATTCGCCTCCGTCAGCTTTACCCTCGCCTCGAAGATGGCCTTCTTATCCGCCTGGAACAGCGCCAGCTCCGCCTTGCTGCTGACGTAGCTCTCGTTGTTGTCCGTCGCGCCGGAGGCAATCGACAGTATGCCGTTGGCGCCGTCGGTCACCTCGATAGTCCCGGCATCGCTGACGGTATCGATCCAGTCGTCCCCGTCGTCGAAACAGAAAAAATCGTCCATAAACTCGCACGTCTTGCCCGGTATCACCGGATCGTCGATCCCGTATTCGTTCATGGCTACGTAGGCAACGCCGTCCGCCGCCGCCAGGTCCGCTACCAGCGAGCCGAGCACAAAGTCGGCATCGACCAGGTTCGTCGTCAGTGCCCCGGTCCCGGCCGTCCCGCCGTAAGGGTCCCCATCCTCGTCCCAGCCCACCACATCGCCCTTGAGCCCGTCAACCGCCGCGGCCACGACCTTTATTACGCCCTTGACCTGGGCCGCACCCTTCGCGCTGGCCGCAATAGCCGTCGATGCCATGCCGGCCCGGCCGCCCGCCTCGACAATCTGCCCGGCCGTCAGTGCCGCGGCCGGTGTGTGATCGAGGTACTGCCCTTCCTGATAATTCATCGCTTCGGTATTCATTTTCGCAAGCTCCTTTACTTAGTCACGTTCGCATGTACTGTTTCTCGCGGCCCGCATGCCCGACACTCATTCGGCCGCAAGCAGCTCGATTATCTGTTTCTTCGTAGCGACCTCCGGCAGCTCGATATCCGGCCGATCCTCGGCCATCGCTACCAGCACCGCCTTTTTGAGGCTTTTCAATTCCGCCAGTGTGGGCCCCTGCCGCTCGGGCGGCTCGTCGCCCGTACCGCCCTTGCCCGGTTCGGGTCCCTCCGTTACGGGCGGCTCGACCTTTTCCAGCGGCCCGCCGCAGTTGACACACCTGTTCTCGGCGGCGATATCCTCGATATGCCCGTGCCTGGCCTTGTCGTAACACCACCGCCCGTCAATCAGCACAAGTGAGTTCGGCTGGCCGCATTGGCATGTGACCTCTTTCGTCTCCATTTGCTTTACCTTCTCTTACAATTTGTACTCGCGTTCGTTTGCCCGCCGTGAATGTCTATCAGGCGGTGTTCTTCTGCATACCGCGGAAATCGACCGCCTTTACCCCGGCGTCGATATAGACGCGGAATATCACGCCCATCACGTTCGGGCCGGGGTTGAACCGCTCCAGCGTCGGCTCCTGCTTGCCGTTGAGGAAGGCCACCAGGACCGTATCCACATCGCCCGGACTGCCCATCAAAAACCACGTGGTAGTCGAGTAGCCGCTGTATGACGTATTGCTCAACCGCGTCTCGACCGCCAGCTCGAGCGTTCCGCGATGCACGTTCCTGCCCGGCACGAGCAGGTCCGTAGTGCCCGTGGCGACCAGGTATTCGCTGGTGAGCAATTCGAGCGCCGTCTGCTCCAGCTCGGGCGGCACCAGCAAGACCGACGGCGAGACGTCTATCGGCTGGCCGTCCTTGTCCGTCTGCTTGCGGTACTGCATCTTCGCCGTGCCGAGATGCGCCCCGGTCAGCGAATTGCTCGTATTGAGGTTGCTGTGATCGGCGTGGAACAGCGCCACCGCATCCTGCATGGCCCCGTTCGCCAGGAGGTGCACATATACGAGCTGCGCCACGCGCAGCTTTGCACGCCGCCCCATCCGCTGCGGATGCTGGGTAAACGTCCCCAGGTCATCGTTGATAATGTTCTGCCGCGTGATGGCGAAGTTCTTGGCAAACGTCGCAACGTTGTACTGCTCGTATTCCTCCTCGGCCCCCCCGTGCTTGACCTCGCCGGAGTTGCCCACCTCCTCGAGATCGCCGGTATCGGTCAACCTGGCCTTGGTATGCGTCTTGAAATCGCTCACCGACCCGGTCGAGCACCACGACCGCCACGTATCGGCCACCATATTGTAGCCCCGCAGCATACTCTTGTGCGCCACGTTGCCCAGTATGATGGGCAGGGACGTAGTCGAAAAGGCCGCCCGAATCATCTCGTCCCGCCCCACAGGGGCATCGACCCCGTCCATCCGCAGCGCCTGCCGGCACAAATCGACAATCGCCATATCGCGATAACGGTGCGCACGCTCGGCCCGCTCGGCGCCCTTGTCCTTATCGGCGAGGATGGCGTCCTCGTAGCCGGCCCGCAGCAGCATGGCGTCCTCGAGCACCACACGAGAGCTTATCCCGTCGGCGATAATCACCCCCGGCGCAGAGCCCACGCTCGGCCGGCCCTTGCGAACCGCCTCGAGCACCGCCTCCCGAGCCGCATCTATCCCATCGCCCCGCGTGATGCACCCCTCGATCACCTTCGGATCGACGTCGTCGCCGCCCAGCTCGCGAATCGAATTGACCCTCTGCCGCTCGGCCGATACCGCAGCGGCCGAGGCCTCGGCCATAGCCTTCTCGATATCGACCCGCTCGCCGTCCGGCTGGGCGGCCCGATTGACCTGCCCTGTATTTTCGACGGCCCCCGCGTCCGGCGCCGTCGCCGGCTTCTCGTCCTTCTTCTGAGCCCTTTCCTGCTCGGCCTTGAAGTCCGCTTCGAGCGACTCTCGCTGCTCGTCGGTAAGATCGTCCGCCACAAGGCCCCGTTTCTCCAGCCACTTTGTAAATTTCATTTCAATACTCCTTCGTGATTTGCCAATTGCTGTGCGATTCTTCGCCTTCCGGTCGGCCCCGACCGGGAGGATACTGTTCTCGTGGATCTCCCATTTAGTCACTACCCGCAGGTCGTAATCCTTCGATGCCGTATAGTCCTTTCCCGCAACCCGGCCCACCTTGCCCCGCTCGACTATGGTCCCGCCCAGCACGCGATAACCTATCGAATTGTCCGTCAGGTGCCCCTCTCGCGTAAGCGTCCAGGCGTGCTCGGCCACCGGCGACTTGCTGTAATAATTCCGACCCACAACCCTGCCGCCCGAAACCCGCAAGTCCCGCGTCGATCCCAACTGACTCTGCACCGTACTGCGGTCGTGCGAGTCCAGCAGCGGCACCTGCCCGTTCGCAGGCATCCGCAGCCCGTCCGTCAGCAGTACCTCCTCGATCACACGCCATTCCATCAAATCGAGCACGAGTACCCGCGTCTCGGTAGCTATCACCGCCTCGACGCTCCTGTTCTCCTCGTCCAGCGTGCTCGGCTCGACGCGATACGCCCGCACCGTCAGGTCCGACTCGAACCTTTTTACTCCGCCAAGATCGACGCCATCGTAGATAGTCCCGTCCCGTTTGATTGTCCCGCGCGTCCGTTTCATTTTTCCGTGTCCTCCGTACCCTCTGCGGCATCGGTTTCGCTCTCGTCCGGCTCCTCCTCGTCCGCCTCCTGATTCGACCCGGAGATATTGACCGGCGTCACCCCGGCCTTGCGCACCGGCACATCCCCCCAGTCAACTTTCGACAGGCCCAGCACTTCCCGAACCTCGTTGATAGTCAATACCCCGCTCTCGATATGGTATTGCAGCACATCCTGATCGTTGAACCGCAGCAGTTTATCGTCCGGCGGCTCGTCGGATAGTCCCAGGGCCGTCCTCGCCTCGCCCACGCCGATAGGCACGCCCGCCCTTACGCCCCGTGCTATATTCTCCATAGCCGCGTCACCGACCTTGCCCTCGTCGGTAAGGCCCAGCTCCTCCAATAACTGCTTCTCCTTCGCCTTCTGCCGGACCTCGACCTCCCAGTCCTTGCCCTGCAGCGCGTATTCCGCCGCCAGTGTAGTCGTCGTATTGTCAAGCCGCTTGCCCTGAGCGGCCGCCTCCTTCAAGGGATCGACGTGTTCGGCGCCCGGCCATATCCACTGAATCGTCACCCCGCCCGCCGGCGCCCGCGGTATCCCCATACCCTCGGTCAGCATCGCCTCGCGAAGCCACTGCCCGAATATCCTGTCGAGCATATGCTCGGCAAGCCACCGCCGCACCGTCCTGATGAACCGGTAATACACCTGCCAGTCCAGCCGGCCCGAAGCGTAGTTGTACCCGCTGCTGTTCGCTGCGGCCACGTTGTACGGCATGTTCACGCACCGGGCGAACTCGTTGATCAGCTCCCGCTTGAACTCCTTGTACGTGCTCGAAGGCTGCTCCGGCTTGAACTGCTGCATCTTCGCGTTCGACGGCAGGGTCAGCATTGCGTTGCGGGCGATCTCGATCTCGTCCATCTCCTCGATATCGCTGCTGTTGTCGTCGCCGAACTCCGAACCCGTTGTCTCGTGCTCGATCACCGCCGATATATTCGCCGCCTGCTCGGCCGCCGCCACCGTCGCTAAAGTGAACCGCCTCAGATACGCCAGGACCGGCAGGCCGGGCGATATCCACGGCACGCCCCGCGACTGGCCCGGCCGCTCGGCCCGGTACAGGTGAATCACCTGAGATGCGGGGACCTTGTCGTAATCGTACATACCCGCCGCAGCCGTTCTATCCGAGCCGGGATGCGTCTTGAGAATATAGTAATACACCGCCCGACCGTTCGCATCGTACTCGATCCCGTCGCGTACCCGCCCGTCGTCGTAGAAACCCGGCGACGCCAGCCGGTCCGGCTCGACCACCCTTAGCCTCAGCGTGACATCCGGCTCGTTCGGCGAGTCCGTCCAGCTCCGCCGCGCCGCCTGCTCGGCGCTCTCGAATACGAGCAGCCCCTCGCCGCTCTCGTCCTGCTGCAGGCTGCCGGCCAGTCCGATCATATCGGCGAACGTCAGCCGGCCCTCGATATCGCATCGCCCGCACCACATTGAGAACAGCAGCTCCACCCGCCGATTGAAATCCGCATCCTCGCTGATCACCTGCAGCCGCGGCCCGCTGCCAACCAGGTCGTTCCGCTTCGTTTCGACCATCCCCTTCGCATAGGAGTTGTTCCTTATCTCGTACCGGCAGCGGTTCCGCAGCGTCGCTATGTCCTCGCGGATCAGCGAGTCGGCGTCACGACCGTCGGCGTAAAGAAAATGCTGCTTGGTATGCCTGTTAGTCGCCGCCGCATCGTAGCTCCGCACCGTCACGCGCCCGGCCGGCCGGGTTTTCTTATCGACCAGGGCCGATATCCGCCGCCTGGGCAGGTCCGAGATGCGTATCCGATCCGTGTTCGCTGCTATCATTATCGCCCGTCCCCCGCTCGCAGATTGCTGATTGAAAACGGCCTGTTCGCCGTGGTCGCAAGCCGGGCGAAATAACGACGGGCCTGCATAAGATCGCCGATTGTCTGTTTGGTATAGCTCCGACCCCCCACCGTCTGAGATGCGTACTTGCCCGTCAGCAGATTGTGAATCGCCGTGTCCGCCACCTCCAGAAGTTCTGCCGCCGTATATGCCACTGCCTTACCTTTTTACCTCTGCGCCTTTGCGCCTCTGCGGGATTGATACTCTGTGACTACTTCATTTCCTTTGTCCTTCCCGTCGCCCGGCAATAGAAAAAGGCCGTGTGGAGGTGTGGCCCCACACGGCCTGTTTCCTACTGCATCAGAAATACTTAAGCTGATATCCTTATCGCACTTTACATACGCACCGTGCAACCGAAAAACACTATATAAGCCTCCGCTCCGTGAAAAAGGTCTATATATAGACCAAAATCTTGTGCACAACGGCGGAAAATGGTGAGAAACTTATTGGCAATTAGTTGATTTCGCCATAGAGTTTTTCTGATACGAGGAGAACTATTTGGTGATCGCCTAAGATATGTGACGGCGATACCTTTACCAAGCCTGTCGCCATTATTGCCGTCAATAGATCGTACCGCAGTTGCTTCATTTGATTATCCATTTGCTTACAGGTTTGAATAATCTCGTCTGCCGAGGGCGTGCTCCTGGCAAAGCCATCCTTTGACGTTGTGCTATTGTTTTCTATTGTCATTCCCCATTCTCACTTCTCAATAACCTCTTTCGTCCTGACCCTCCGCCCGCAATGTCGGCATATCTTATAGCGTCTGACCGCACCCGGTATCGGCACCGTCTTAATCGTCTGCCACGGCCGGCCTTGATCGTCGCGGAAGTCCCGGCACCCGCACTTCGGGCAGGCAATGCCCTTGCGCCCGCTTTTCTCCGGCCCGTTGGTTGCCATTATGCACGTCCCTTTCGCTTCGCCGCCTGCACCTCGGACAGCCGCACCTTTTTCCGTTCGACGACGGCCGCCGGCCTTTTCCGTTTCTTGTCCGGGTCCTTCCAATAGAACGCCCGCTTGTAATAAGCCGCCGCAGCGGCATAGCCGCCCGTATCCAGAGAATGGGTTTGAGCCCCGACCGATACCGGCTGCCAGACCCATTTCCCGTTGCCTTTTCTGTCGCGGACGAATACCTTCTGCTCGTTCGTAAACTCGGTAAA